TAAGAACAATTGATTCTTAAAGTTAATGGCACCTACTAAAGCATCAGGGTCAGACTCTGCAACTATACGATCCAATGAGTCCCAACTGGTCCCATCATTAGGCGCTGATATAATGGCCTTCTTCTCATCTGTAGTCGTAACGAAGAATGAGGATATAAATACTACAGTCTCAGGCGTTCCGTTCGCTTGAAAGCCTGCGTCTGATATCGTAGTTAACCCACCACTGACCGTGAATATCCACCCTAGACCATTAGTCACAATCATTAGCTGAGTGCCGTTATCAGCCATAAAGACTCGCTCTGAGCCTGATATCGTACCTATTGTACTTGTAGTGAATGTCTCGTTACCTGCTGCGTCTATCGTTTGTACAAGTGAATATAAGGTTTGATTGGTCACGAAATAAGGTATTCCACCCATCTCATGTACACCACGGTTATCCTGGTTAATAAGTCCTACTGTCGCTAACTGTAAGGCTCCAGGCGTACCGAATAGAGTCTCTTGTGATAACGCAGGAGTCGTTACTAGATTGGGATACCAGTTAATACAGGACTGCGCTGATATAGGCAAAGACTCAGATTCGTATGTACCATTAGCAATCGGTAAAGGGACCATTAATTAACCCTTAGTATCATGTCTTCAACGATAATATTTGTAGTGTCGGTGTCGTTCTGAATGTAGACCTCTATAAAGTCATCCGTAGATATCTCCTCTTGCCATGATAAAGTTATATTACCCTTACCACTTGAGTTCACAGACGTCCCTATAGAGCTCTCTGATACACTTGTACCGTTAATAGCAATCATAGCTCTTACATCATCAGAGCCACCTGTAGCCATCTGTACAGTCATTGTCACTGAGATAGGTATCACCACATCTTTCAGGATGTCATAAGTCACACGCCCTGCTGTAGAGGGTGTAAATCCTGAGCTTCTGCCTACGACAAACGTACCCGCGACTAATACCGGCACACCAGAGGATGATATAACTGTTTCTGTAGAGTTGCCTTGCATGGAACAGATACCATCTCGGATAGTGTCTCTGATCTGGTTGCTGCCAGCAAAAAACCACAAGTCATCGTCTGGAGCCATATTGCTTAACGGGGTGCCTGTCCCTATTAGCTTACAACTTAGTACCGTACCTTGTCCGTCAGCTGCTATGTTCCCTGATCCTGTTAGTCCAGCTAAGAAAGTGACACCGGGTTCATATGTGACGAATAAGTTACTTGCTTCTGCACTCTCAAATACTGTGGAGTTTAAATCAATACACGTGCCCGCAGAGACAAACCAGTTAGAGGTCAGGATTGACAAGACTTCCATAGTCGTTCCGGTAATATTCAAGCCGTCAGTGGCTAGTACGACACCGCAACTAATCATTGAGAATATGCGGCAAGACATCTCGCCTAACTTATCTGCAACAAATACCACGTTATCACTAAAGACAATACCTATGCCTGCGCTAGTACTAGAGGTGATGTTAAAGATTGACCCACTAGACGCCACAAAGGTAATATTCCTTAGTCTTACATCGCAGTCCTCACAACTGAACATCGCACCTGTGCCGGTGTAAGTCAGTGTGTTAATAACCGTACTCACACTTCTAATCTGTGAGCTAATCCCTAATACAAACCTATCAGCAGTGGTCATATCATTTGTAATAAAATAGTCCGTATCATCTGCTAATGTAATCACTCCACCGACGGCTGTCGGGAAGTCTGCTATCTCGTTAATAATAACCGTAGAGGTAGAGACAGGTTCTGCTGTGGTTTCAAACTTAATTTGATTCCCTACTTGCTCCACTGCTATGCTGTCGCTTCCAATTAAACTAGGGAAGGTCGGGCTTGCTTGGGTAGGGTTGAGCATGATGGGAGCGCCAACCTGATTCACCGTAAAGTTATGCGCTAATGTTAATCCGTTCTCAGCACTCACACCTGATACTATACCAGGGCCATCCTCTACGGTACGTATCTCATTGACCGTACCCTCTATGTTTAAGATGGGTGTTCCTGATGAGGCGCCAGCTTGTACTATCGTACCCGTAACACCGAACTGTGCTAAATAATTCTCTTGTGTAATGCTAAAATTCTGTCCGTTCTGTACCACATTCAATAGACCATTAGCATCTACTGATGTTATCTTGACAAATTCGCTAATCTTTGTACTCATGTACCAGACTCCAAGCCTATGCCGTTACCTGTTTCTGTGAGTATTTCCGCATCAGAGCCAGGATAGAAGTGATCGTTATTACCGTGACGAAACTCATTACCTGAACCAACTGGTAAGGTAGAGGGGAATACCATAGGCTCCAGTGTTACGCCTAGTTTACGCATAGCACTCAGACCTACTTTCGCCTTTGCTATTAGTGCTTGGTCGACTGTAGCGCCGAATTGAGGGGCAACCATGATAGCGACATTAGAGATTAATCCCTGTAATGCGCCGGCGGGTATTGTGATGTCGTCACCTAGATCAGCAACGATCGTATAACCTAAACTAACTCCCTCAGCATCCAAGGCAGTCATGTAATTATTCATTGCAAAGATAGTGTCTTGTATTTCGTCAGCTTCTAATGGAGCCTCGACAGACCTAACTAGTATCTCTTGCAGTATTGCCTTTGTTACTTGAGCTGCGGTTGTCATTAATCATCTCTTCTTTAGTTCTGCGTTTACGTTTAACTACCGCCTTTACTTCCTCTTTAGTCCACCCTTGAGACAGGGCAAATGTATTAAGGTTTTTCGTATCTTCTAGCTCTATAGTGCTGCCACTAGGTCTAGTCCAAAGCATAATGATTCCAAAGAAATAGGGGCCGAAGCCCCTGTGAGATTAACCGAAACCTTGACCGGCGAAGAATGGATTCATAACACCTAGGGCATAACGCAAATCAATACGCACCTTATTGGTGTTCTTGGTGAAATCAGAACCTTGACTTACACGCAATGAAAGACCATCTTTAGTTTGGGCAAGTGTATCAACCGAGTCTAGCTTATCCATTGGAACACCAGCTAGAACGAAGGCATCACGATGGAAGAACAAGTTAGGCTGATGACGTGTCACCGCTGCACCGCCAAGACTTACAACATCACCGGCTGCAATAGCTTGAGTGACAGTATTGTATTGACCGTCAGACTCGAACAATGCAGGACCAGTAATAGTTAAGTTACCAGCACCAGAACCGTCTAGTGTAACTGTAGAGGTGACAGTACCTGTAAACAGAACCTGTGCACCTGCTTCGTTAATCACTGGCTCACGAGTGGCAAGATTCAATCGAGCAATAGAACCAGAAGCCGCAACAAAAGATACAGTCTCACCAGCAGCTACAACAAGGTTAGCTTGGAACGCTGTCACTCCGATCACCTGAGTCATGGAATCCTTAGCAGCTAGATAAGTCGCTACAGGAGTACCCACAACAGTACCAGCACGATCAGCGCCTGTACCTGTCAAGTAACTAGAAAGAGTTGTACCAGTCATAACTTTCAAGCCTGCAAAGCTATCAGTGATAGTCGCTCTCTTGTTAGCAGTCATAGTACCAGTTTCACCACCCAAGCTTCGTTGATCGCTTGCTAGACTACGCTGAGTATAAGGGTTAACAATATACTTCCAGTTGCCATCCATAGGGACACCGGCTGATTGAAGTACTGCACCAGCTTCTGCTACTTGATCCCATGTTGATACCGCAGTACCTACTGAGCCAGCAAGCAATGCTGTGTTCTTCATCATAAAGGCAGCAGTGTTAAGCTCCATCTTAGTGACAAGGCGTTGTGCCATATCATCGAAGAAACGAGGATCACCACCATCTTTCAGTGCTTCGTCAAATTCCTTAACGGTTGCAAAGACAGTCAATTGATCTTGAACTGTAGCTGTTGCTTTACCTGTCTGATAAACAGATTCCGTCTCAGAGGTTAAATCACCGTCTGTAGTCTCACTAACTAACCAGTCAGTAGGACGCTTAACGTCCACATTTTCACCGCTATTGACGTTGAAACTACCGGCGAACATTTGTGTATTGATATTTTTAGATAACG